CTTATATAGAAAGGAGATACAGTTATGATTAAGTTTTTATTTGATGCATACAAGCAAATTGAAGATATAATAACTAAGTTTGGCGAGTATGAATTTCTGATACCAGTTCTGTGTGAATCAATCAATGCTCAGTTAGATAAGGGTATTCAGGTAAAGCATTTTAACTTTATCAAACGAAATCTTCCCGTAGTTTATGATATTGAGAATAATAAGATTTACATCAATTATAACTTCCTCGATATTACTACGCCTATAGTCAAACAGATGAATGTGTTTAATACCGAGAAGAAGAATATGAAATCTATTATCAAAAATGAGTATGCGGATATACTGTCTGGCCTACTGTATTATGCTATTCATTCGTACAATATTCATAATAGAGGAATCCTAGCTCAGCACACTATTACACTAAACTGGTATAAGCAGTTCTTTTATATGTTATTCTATACATATAAAGACCCTAAGGATCAGAACGTTTTTGTTAACAGAGTTACTACTTCAACTGCAAGACAAGTATCTGAATTATTTTACAGACCATATATTCAAATAATACAACAATATTATGAGGCATTAGCATATAAGGGTCTTAACTTTGGTGAAGACGATGAGAAAAAACTAGACTTTATGTTTAGTCAGCTTAAAGATCAGATCAGAAAAAAACTATTAGATTCTGGCCTATCTCAATTAGAGATAGAAGTTTATGATAAGTTCTTTGTAAGCTTTCTCAAGGACTTTAAAAGATGCTTTAGAAATAACAAGACTTTAGTACTTAAGCATGATGAAAAATTTATGCGAATACAAGAGTTTGAATGCTTAAACTTAAGGTCTTTAGCTAGTGCCTATTACCATACAAGTGTATACATGCCAGCCATGGTTGACTCTGATAAAGGAATTGCACACAAATATCCTACAACTCCTTTTAGTGAACTATATACCTTAGCAACACCGATAGCTACGACTATGGGCTGCGGTGTTTATGATTATAAGAAATTAAGGAATGTAGAAGATCTTCAAATGTTAGCTGCAAGAGGAATTGCAGTTTTAACATAGCCATAGAAAGACTGAGATTATTATGAGTTTATCTGAAGAATGTAAAGATTATAAAGTATACATTCATACTTTTCCTAATGGGAAAAAGTACGTTGGTATTACAAAGCAGGATGTTATAAAGAGATGGGGATTACATGGAACAGGATATAAAGGACAGAGGTTTTTGTGGGATGCAATTCAGAAATATGGATGGGACAATGTTATACATGAAATTGTTATGTACGGTTTATTTGAATCGGAAGCTTTAGCAGTAGAAACTGCATTAATTAAGCAATTTAAAACCTACGATAGCAATTTTGGATATAACATTTTAGTTGAGCCGACTGAATTTATAAAATGTACCGCAGATAAGCTTCAAAAACAGATTATTTGTTTAAATACTTTAGAAGTATTTGATAGTATTCAAAGTGCAGCTAAAAAATATAATTTACTTGCTACATCTATTTCAAAAGCATGTAGAGGAGTTATAGAGTATTGTGGAAAAGATACCTTTGGTCATGGAATGTGTTGGAGTTATTACAAGCCAGATAATGTGTATATACAAAAGTTTGTACCGTTATTAACATCTTCTGTAATTTGCTTAAATACTTTAACTAGATACGCTTCTGTATATGATGCAGTAACGTCTTTGAAGATGTCTGATGTTAAAGGTTTATTAAACGTATGTAAAGGAAGGTCTAAATACTTTGGTGTTGATGATTGTGGTATGGGTTTACAATGGAGTATCTATATACCAGGAATTGAGTATACTAAAATAGAGCCAAGGATAGTGCGAAAAAAAGTTATATGTTTAAATACATTAGAAGTATTTGAGTCGGCTTTAGAAGCATCTAAAAAATTTGGCATACCTAAATATTCGATTCTTCGGCATTGTGAAAGAAATACCCAATATGGATCTAAGTCTAAAAAAGATGGATTAAGATACTTATTTAGGTTTTATGACACAAATAAAGTGTATACTAAAGTAGTTTCTAAAGATTTAAACCGTCCTGTACATAATAGTAAAAAGGTTCTTTGTGTAGAAACAGGTGAAATATTTAGAAGTATATCCGAAGCTTCAGATAAACTAAAAGTTAGTACATTTGCTATAAGTAGAAGTTGTTCTAAAAATTTTTCAAAATCTAGGTCTACAGGATATACGTTTAAATATGTAGATTAGTTTAAGTCTCTTCCATTTTATAGGTGGAAGAGAATTTTTTATTTTTAGTACCAATCATTTATTAAAAGGAGTGATGTTATTTTGGCATCATCGATTTCTAGTGGTTTCCCAGGAGTGAGAACTCGTATAGTTGATAACAGCCAGTACGTAGAGGCTTTATCGAGTAATCTTATTGGTATGGTTTGTATCTTTAGTGAAAAGGGTCCTGACAATGTTCCAAGATTAACCACGTCTGCTTCTGATTTTATCAGAACTTATGGTGCTCCTAATTCGGCTAAATATGGACAGGGAGCTTATGTTGCACTCCAGTATCTTAAGACACTTAGTAATCTCTATGTTATGAGAGTTACGCATCCTAGTGCTACTTATGCTTCTAGAGCTTATTCATTAGTTTCTAAGGATGAAGTTACCAAGTATCAGCAGGTTACTGAAACTGAAGTTGATGAGAATGGTAAGACTGTAGAGAACATAACTTATAAGGAGATTGTCCCTGTTACAGTTTCTGAGGATGCATATGTTGTTTCTGAAGAGGATTTAGGTAAAGATCTTAATACTGTTTTAGAGACACTTCCTGAAGGTTCAGATGTTATTGTTCCTGAAGGTGCTTTTGGCTATTCATTAACAATGGAAAATGGGACCAAGTTTGTTGGTGCTAGAGCTGAGGTTAAACCAACTTCTGATGAAGCTAGAGACGGTGGAGAAACTGTTATTTCAGCTCCGATTAATCCTGTGGGTGATGTTGAGCTTTCTGGTCTTACCTTCAGTGGTAATGCCTTCTCGTCAGGCTTTGATGATTCTACGGTTATAGTTGTTAATAACTCTGTCTTTAAGGAGTTATCAGAGGCTGGTTCAGCGTCGTTTGAGGTGGTTGCTTATAATGCTTCCAATCCTGAGACCTCCTTCGATACCAGTGCTACTGAAGATATGGTTATTAAAACTGTTACTAAGAGGCACTATGAGCTTGAGGATAAGGCTCTTAGCCCCTTTACAGAAGTTCCTAATATTGATCAGGCGATCAATGATGGGAATGCTGATATTATATTCTATCCATATGGTAGAGGCGAGTACTATAACAATATCGGGTTTAAACTTACCAAGGCCAAGAAGTCCTATCCTGGTACATTTGTTATCGACATTTATGTCAAGAGTGATGATTCACAGTGGGATAACTTGGTTGAGTCCTTTATTGTTTCATTTGACTTAAATGCTACAGATAACTCTGGTGCTTCATTATATATCAAGGATGTTCTTGATAGATATTCAGAGTATCTTAGATGCAAAGTTAGCGATAATGTTGTTCCTGAGGAAGATGTTGAGGAAGAGCTTAATGTCGTTAATGTTGATTATGACAATGTAGCTATGGCTAAGACTACTTACCTTGTTGGTGGTTCAGATGGTCCTATGTACACAAAGTCTGGTGCTCTTGATTGGTCTGCCATGAAGAGCCCTATGATGCTTGCATACAGAGGCACTATAATCAACCCAGATACTGGTGAGGATGTCAGTTATATTACTGATACCGAAGACTTTGAGATTTCGGTTGTCTATGATGCTGGTTATGATGAGGATGTTAAGTCTGAGATACTTGGCTTATGCGAAGCTAGAAATACTTGCTTTGCTATCCTTGACAATGGCTTCTACCTTGAAAATGGTAACAAGAATGCTAAGGCTGCTATTGATAAGAGATTAACTACTCAGAATTGGAGCAACTACAGAGCTGCTTTATACGAGCCTTATACCAAGATCTATGATGCTTACACCGGTAAGTATGTCTGGATGACTCCTATTTACCATGTTGTCGATCTTATGGTCAAGACTGCTAGAGACTACGATATCTTCTGGGCGTTTGCCGGTATGAGACGTGGCGCAATTACCACTTCAATTAAGGATTATCGTTATCTGTTACAGGGTGGCTATAGAGATCAGTTTAAGGACAATGAGCTTAATCCTATTGTTAGATTTACTAATGGTGGAGATGTTCTTTGGGGTAACTGGACAACTCAGCAGACACCTTCAGCTCTTAAGAATATCCATGTGGTTCTTTGCTTACAGTATATCCAGAGAACACTTGAAAAGAATCTTAAGCAGTATGTTTATGAGTTCAATGATGAGTATACTTATGCTCTTATTAAGAACTCTGTTAATAATTTCTTATCTGAGCTTCAGTCGCAGAGAGCTTTAGAGAGCTTCTCGGTCAGCGTTACTGCTACTGACTATCAGAAGAGAAACAATCAGTGCCAGGTTGATATTAACCTTAAGGTTACTGGTGTTATTGAGATTATTAACGTCTCGCTTAATGTTCAGTAATTTAAAAAGGAAGGTGACAATATAACTAATGCCTATTAATCCTTTTATTAATAATTTAGGTTTCGCTAAGTATCCTTATCAGGATCAGATGCGCCGTATGTTCGGTGGAGAAAAGACATTTATAGATCCATATACTACTGGATATCACTTTGTCTATTTCTTCCCACCGGATACGATTGGTAGAGAAGTTGGTCAGTTCTTAACAACTGTTTGTCAGCAGGTTGAAATCCCAGGGTATCGTGTTGATCCTATCGAGTATGGTGGGTTAAATAACATGAAATGGAGAGTTCCTGGTCTGGTTCAGTTAAGCGGTCAGGAGTTTACCTGCCACTTTACTGAAATGGCTGGTTTACCAATTACTCAGATTATGGGTAGATGGGTTACCATTTTCAGGAATGTTCTTTATGGTATTTCTGATCCTTCTGCTAACAATACTTACTCACAGGGTGCGTATAAGGGTAAAGCTGTGTATGCTACAACTCTTCCTGACGGTTTAACCGTGCAGTTTGCCGCGGTATTTACTGGTGTTTTCCCAATGACCATTCCTACAGATATGGTTGGTAACTCGACAGTTACTACTCATGATAAGGTTGAGCATACTATTCAGTTTAGCTTTGACCAGATGCTTACTGGTACTGCTGCTGAGTCCTATGCTAGAACTCTTGTTCAGAGCACCAGAGCCGCTGGTATCAGTCTTTCCGACAATATCTACGCTCAGGAGACTTCGAGCAACTAGTTTTGAGTTAACAATAAAAAAC